GTCGAAACTGATGTGGGGCAACACGTACGTGCTGAAAGAGCGCGACGCGCGCGGCGTCGTCGTGGCGCTCTACGTGCTCGACCCGCTGCGCGTGATGCCGCTCGTCGCGCCCGATGGCGGGGTGTACTACCAACTGCAACACGACAACCTGTCGGGCAGCCTGGCGCTCGCGGGCGACCCCGGTCAGGTCATCCTGCCGGCGAGCGAGATCATCCACGACCGCATGGTGTGCCTGTTCCACCCGCTCGTGGGCATGTCGCCGATCTATGCGTGCGCGACCGCGGCGCTGCAAGGCCTCGCGATCCAGGCGACCTCGAGCGCGTTCTTCACCAATGGCAGCCGCCCGAGCGGGTTGATCACCGCGCCGGCCGGCATGACGCCCGACCAGCTCGCCCAGGCCAAGACCGATTGGGAAACGTTCAACGGCCCCGGGAACGCGGGCCGCGTCGCCGTCATCACCGCCGACATCAAGTACACGCAGCTGTCGATGAACGCGGTCGACGCGCAATTAATCCAGCAACTCGGGTGGACGGCCGGCACGATCTGCAGCGTCTTCCACGTGCCGTCGTTCCTGATCGGCGTCGGCGAACTCCCGCGCGGCGTCTCGCTCGAGTCGCTGTGGCAGATGTACCACTCGCTCTGTCTGCAGTCGCTGATCACGAATTTTGAGAACGCGCTCGACGAGGGCCTCGGCCTGACGCCCGCGACCGGCGGCACGCAGTACGGCACCGAACTCGACATCGACGATTTGATCTGGATGGACACGGCGACCAAGACGAAGGCCGCGGCCGACGCGATCGGCGCCGGGGCCATGTCGCCCGACGAAGCGCGCGAGCGGTACTTCGGGCTCGGGCCCGTCGAGGGCGGCGACACGCCGTACATGCAGCAGCAGATGTTCTCGCTCAAGGCACTGGCGCAGCGCGATGCGAGTGATCCGTTTAGCAAACCCACGCCGGCGCCGATGGCCGCGCCTGCGGGCGCGGGCCAGGTGGCGCCCGACCAGGTCGCGGCCAGCGTGCGCCATCTGCTCGCCAAAGCCCTGGACGTGGCCGCATGACGCAGGACGAGATCGCCGCCATCGTCGAAGGGATCGCGCCGGTCGTGCGCGACTACGTCAAGACCGCGCTCGGCGAGGTCGGGCTGCGTGTGCAGAAGCTCGACGTCCAGCTCGCGGGCGTCGTCACCGCCACCACCGAGATCGGCACGATGCGCGAACGGCTCGCCGGCCTCGAGGCGCGCCCGCCGGTCCCGGGACCGCCTGGCCCGGCCGGCAAGGACGGCGTGGACGGGCTCGGGTTCGACGATCTCGGCGTGACGCAGGCCGACGATCGGTCGTTCACCATCACGGCCACGCGCGGCGATGTCGTCAAGGAGATTGGCACCGCGTCCTTCGCGATCGATCTCTACCGTGGCGTCTGGCTCGAGGGGAAAGCGTACGAGCCCGGCGACGGCGTGACGTGGGCCGGCTCGGAGTGGCACTGCTCCGCGGCGACGACGACCAAGCCGGGCGACGGGTCGAAGGCGTGGACGCTGAAAGTCAAACGCGGGCGCGACGGCAAGGACGGCAAGGACGGCGGGCCCGGTCCCGAAGGGCCCAAGGGCAAGGACTGGCAACAGGTCTACGACGACACGAGGCGGCGGTGAGCACGTTTGTCACCCTCGACCAAGTGAAAGCGCGGTTACGGATCACGTCCACCGCGGATGACGTCGACGTGCAGGCGATGGCCGACCAGGCCGAGGCGCACATTGTCGGCTGGTGCAGCACGACGCCGCGATCCAAGGCCGTCGTCGAGACGTGGACCGACGCGACGACCGTGCCGCTCGTCGTCATCGCCGCGATTCTGGTGCAGACCGGCGAGCTGTATCGGTTCCGCGGGGATGAGGCCCAGGGCCCGCCGCGCGAACCCGGCGAGGAGTTCGGCGTGCAGGTCCGCGAACTGTTGCGCGCGTATCACGACCCGGGGATCGCATGAGCCCGACCGCCACCGCGTATATCTCGAGCGGCCAGCGGCTGCACCAGGGCCTGTTCCAGCGGCCCGGGCCGCCCGTGCCCGACGGGACCGGCTGGGTCGAGTCGTGGATCGATCTCCCGCCGCCGGCGTTTGCGCGCATCACGCCGGCCTCGCAGGCCTCGCTCGAGCAAATCACCGCGGGCACCGTGCTGTCGATGGCGACGCATATCGTGACGATCCCGTTTCGCACGGGCCTGACGACGAAAGCGCGGTTTGTGTACGACGGGCGCAGCCTGTCGGTGCTCGGGATCTTCGATTACGAAGAACGGCACGTGCAACTGCACCTGGTCTGCGCGGAGATCGTCGAATGAGCGGGCCGGGCGGGCAGTCGGTGTGGTTCAAGTGGGACGGCATCACCGAGCTCGTCGATCAGTTCGCCACGCTCGCGCGCGATCTCACCACGGACGCGGCGCCCGAGGTCGAGGCCGCCGCGCAGGCGGCCAAGACCGCGATCTTCAGCGGGTATCCGACGCGCACCGGCGATCTCAAGAATCACCTCGCGGTCATCGTGCACACGGACGCCACGCGCACGGAAGCGGTCGTGATCAACACGTCGCGGCACGCGGCGGTGTTCGAGCGCGGCAGCCAGGCGCGCCATATTGCGATCGGCGCGAACCGCGGGTCGATGCCTGCGAACCCGCTGTTCTCCGCCACGATGATGCGCTGGCGCCGCGGCCTGTATAGCGGCCCGATCCCGCGGGTGCTCGAGGACATGGGGCTCACGGTCCATGGCACTGCTTAATGTCTCGACCGTCACGATCGCGATCCTGCAAGTGCTGCAACAGGATGCCGCGTTGCGCCTGATCCTCACCGACGGCGTGTGGTTCGCCGAGGCGCCGCCCGGGTCGCAACGGTTCGGGATCGTCTCGCTCGTCTCGTCGGCCGAGGTCCCGATCTTCGGCGGGCCCGCCTACAAGGAGTCGGTGTATCTGGTCGAGGCGCGGGCGCTGATGACCAGTGGCGCCGACGTCGAGAGCGCGTTCGCGCGCATGACGACCCTGCTGACCGACGCCGACCTGTCGCTGACGGGCTACGGCGCAATGCTCACGCAGTTCGAGGAGGAGATCGAGACCGTCGAAGTCGACGACATCGATCCGTCGATTCGCTGGAACCGCTGCGGCGGCCACCTGCACGTGATGGTCGCCCCGCTCGTCACGTAACCCGGAAACTCGAGGACCACGCTATGGCAGCGATCGATCGCATTCACGGCAAGAGCGGACAGATCAAAATGGACCCGACCGGGGTCGGCGGGGTGGGCGCGGTCCTCGTGGCCTCGCTCGACAAATGGGATCTCGACATGGCGAAAGATCAGGTCAAAGTCACCTGTTTTGGTGACACGAACCAGGTCTACGTGGTCGGTCTCCCTGATTTGAAGGGCACGTTCGGCGGCATGTACGACCCGGTGGACGGCCTGGTGATTTTCCAGGTGATTTTCGGCACGGTCGCGCCGTACCTGGAGTTGTACCCGACGAGCCTGGGCACCACGCCACCGCACTTCTCGGGCCGCGGCTTGCTCGACGGCAAGATCTCGTGCCCCGCCAATGGCGCGGTGTCCATCAGCGGCGCGTTCGTGGCCTCGGGCCCGTGGACGCATCCATAAAGCGAGGTGCGTCGTGCTGTCGGGCGTCATCGGGTCGATCAAGTGGGGGCACTACACCGCCGCGGCCATTCACGGCTACACGGTCACCCCGACGGACAAGACGCTGACCGCCTGGACGCTGACGGCGACGGTGGTCCTGGCCGATGCGTTCAAGATGGCGCAGACGCCGCTCGTCTTCACCGCGAAGCACGCGAAAGGCGAGTGGCGGTGGCCGATCAAAACCCTGACGCGGTCCGAGGCGTCGCTGACGGCGACGCTCGGGCCGCCGCAGGCACTGGTGAAGTAACCCTATGGGTGAATCGTGGGTCGTCGCGCCGGAAATCGTCCGACTGCCGTTGTCGGACGGGCACTATCTCGACGTGCAGAAGGAACTGAACGCCGGCCAGTACCTCGAGATGCTGTCGGCGATGGCCGACCGCAAGCCGTTCGCCAAGGCGCTGGCGTATCTCGTCGGGTGGTCGATCTGCGGCGTCGACGGGCAGCCGCTCGCCTACGACTTCGATGACCCCGAAGAGGTGCGCCGGTCGACGCTGAAGAGTCTGAAGGTGCCGCGGATGCGCGAGATCTCCGCGGCGCTCGACAAACACGAGGCCGCCGAGACCGCGGCGCTCGACGCAAAAAAAAAGACACCCAGTTTAGAACTCGCGTCCTCTCAACCATGAACATCTGCCGCGCGATGGGGGGCTGGCGCTACGAGTGGGTGGACGCGCTCCCGCGCGCCGTCTATGACGTGCTCGTCGATCACCTGAACGCGAGCCAGGCCGACTAATGGCCCTGACCGGCACGCTGCTCGCGGATTTCAGTGCCTTCACCAGCGAGGCCGCGAAGGCGACCGCCGCCGTCAAGGGGATGGAGACGGGCGCCGACACCGCCGCGGCGAAGCTCTCGAAGATCGGCGAGGGCGTCAACATCCAGTCCACGATCAGCGATCCGATGGGCACCGCGACCCAGGTCGCGGGGCAGTTCGCCGAATCGCTGGGCGGGGTCGGCGTGGCGGCCGTGGGCTTGGCGGGGGGCGTCGTCGCGCTCGGGACGGCGCTCTTTGAGCTGGGATCGTACTCGGCTGAGGTGATCGCGAAGTTCGATGACCTGGCCGACAAGACCGGCATGAGCGTGCCGGCGCTCTCGCGCCTCTCGAATGCCTCGCACGTCATCGGGGCCGATCTGAACCAGCTCACCGACGTCGTGTTCAAGCTCGAACAGCGCATGGGCGAGAACAGCGAGACGTTCCAGAAGGGCCTGACCGCGATGGGCCTGTCGACGCAGGCCCTGAAAGCGGCCGGCCCGGATAAATACCTCGAACTCGTGACCGCGGGACTGCAAGGGATCGCCGATCCGTCCGCGCGCGCCGCCGCGGGCACCGAGGTCCTCGGCAAGGGCTATCGGGACGTTGCGCACGCACTCAACGATCTCGACGAGGGGCTGCGGCGGACCGCCGACATCGAACCCTTCACCGCGCAGCAGGCGAAGGATGCCGAGGCGTTCGGGTTCCAGGTCAACGCGCTCGTCGAACATTTCAAGGCGCTGGGGATCGCGATGGGCGCCGAACTGATCCCGGTCCTGTCGACCTTCGTGGGGTGGCTGGAGACGTTGCGGAGCACGTACAACTCGCTGCCCGATGCCGTGAAGACCGTGATCAGCCCGATGAATCTGTTGACGGCCACGTGGCGCGAAGGATCCGCGGCGCTTGAGGCGTTCGGGCTGAAGGCGACCGCCCTCCCGCCGATCGAAACGCTCGTCGCACAAACGACCGCCGCGCACGCGGCCACCGTCAAGGAACTCGCGCCCCACGTGGTGACGGCGACCGAGGCGCTCACCACCCAGAAGGACGTGCTCAAGGAACATGAAGCGCAAGTGAAAAAGGACGCCGAGGCCCTGAAGGAATGGCAGAAGGCGACCGACGCGATCAATGCCGCGTCGACCGGCTGGCAAACCACGCTCGAGACGCTGGACGGGACCGTCGTCGAGGCGATCAAGTACTACCTGTCCGCGGGCGTGTCGCAGGGCGACCTGGCGAAGGCGTACGGCGTGACCGCGCAACAGGTCGCGGCGGTCAAGATCGCGCTCGAGGACTACAGCACCGCGCTCACCGCGACCGCGGACCTCGAGAAGGCCGAAGCCGATCAGCGCAAAGTGATCGACCAGGCGATGTTGAAAGCGACCAACGATCGCGTCCTCGCCGAGTTCCAGAAGAAGCAGGCGGCCGAAGCGAGTGAGGCCGCGTTTCTGAAGGCGAACCTCGCCGACGCGCAGGCGCAGGACGCGATCCAACAGCAAGTAAAAACGACCACGAACACAGTCCTCGATGGGTTGAAGCAGCGCGAACTCGCCGCGAAAACCGCGTACGAAAAAGCCGCCACCGATGGCAAAACCTCGACCGACCAACTAATTGCCCTCGGTGAGACGTGGAAAAATGCGCAGAACGCCGTCACCGAGTCCGTCAAGAACACCTCGACCAGTGCCGCCGACACGATCGGAACCGCGTATCAGCAACATTTCAAAGCGGCCCAGGGATCGTTCGAGCAGTTCCAGGGCGTCGTGATGGCGGGCACCGCCGAGATGATCGCGGGGGTGAGCCAGTTTCACGACGTCGTGCAAATGCATAAGGACATCACCGACGCTCAATACGCGCGCGGCCAGTTCTTTATCGACGTCGCGCCCACGCTGTCGACGCGCGACAGCGGCGGCCCCGTCACGGCCGGCACGTCCTACCTGATTGGCGGCGGCAAGGCGCCCGAACTGTTCACGCCGGGCGCGTCCGGGTTCGTCACGCCGGGCGGGGGCGGCGGCGGCGGGGTCGTGCAACACATCTACGTCACGCAGCCGCTCGGTACGCCCGACGCCATCGCGCGCGCGGTCGCCGACGCGCAGATCAGCCTGATGAAAGGCCAGGGCGCGCGGTTGCCCTACGGCGGATGATCCTGACCTATTCGGTCTCGGGGCTCGCGCGCTCGGGCGCTACGCGCTCCGGGTATCCGGTGCTGAAGGGCGTCCAGGTCCCGCTCTACGCCCTGTTGAATGTCGCGCGCTCGGGCGCCACGCGCTCGAACTATGTCGGCGCGCGATCGTTTATCAGCGTCGGCGGCATCCAGCGCGGCTGGGGCCGCGTCGGGACGGACAGCGGCATCCTCGCCGAGTCGCTGACCCTGTCCGACACCATGAACGCGACGCCGACGACGCTCAATTTCACGGCGCGCGGCTGGGTGCCCGTCGAAGGCCAGGACATCGTGATCACGCTCGGGTC